GATACGCCGCAATATCGGCGGCGTACTGCGGGGGCACGACGAACCCGTCACCCGACTCCACCCGGTGCGACATCGCATGCAAAGCGGTGCCGATGTCGGCCGCCTCATCCCCACGCCCCCGCTGGATCGCCCGCTCCCGACGCTCCTGCCGGCCCTCCTTCAACCCCAAGCTGGCGGCGACCATCGCCGCAATGCTCGGATCCATGGCGACGCCTTCCATCGCCCGGTCGATCCGCCAGTTCACCAGCGCCGACTGTTCGTCGAGATCCTTCCCCCACGACGACGGCCTCGAGTACCGATCCCACTTGCTGTGATCGTCGAGCCTGCGGACCATGGGCGAACCATTTGCGCGCCGAAAATCTTTCGCGGGCGGATCATTCTCGAACTGTTCTAAGCTTACGCTTCCGTCCATGTCTGCCCTCTCTTGATGCGATTGATTGCAGACTTAGACAGTCCGAGTCGCTCTACCAGGGACTTTGTCGCTTCGTTGCTTCTGCGGATCTCTCTGGCCTGATCGGCGGTGAGCTTCGCTGAACCGTTCAATTCACCAAATGCACCGGTTCGGCCTCGACCTTTGGAGTGCATGTCAGCCATGTTATCGGAGTGCGTTCCGAGGAAAAGGTGTTCGGGGTTCACGCAGGCCCGATTGTCGCAGTGGTGCAGCACCCACATGCCGTCGGGGATCTCACCGAACGCTTGACGCCACGCCCAACGATGAGCTGGCTCCATCAGCTGTTTCGCGGCGTTCCACTTGCGGCCGTAGCCATCCTTGCGAAGACCACGCTCCCAGATCACACACGGAGTCGGTTGTGGCGTCGGGGCCGGGAAGTCGTCCGGATCCCGCTGGTAGACGATCGGAGGCCGTCCGGTTCTCATCGCCGTAATCCTGACCGATGGGTGTAACGATGATTCGACGACCACTCCCGCTTCGCCTCGAAACAGCGGTCGCACCGACACCCCCGCGAGTACGCCGTCGACGCCGAAAACCGCGGAAACTCACACACATCCGGCCGATCCGACCAGTACACCGTCACCTCACCACCCCGCTCCAGGTGATCCAGCAACGCTTCCAACCCGGTCATGCTGATCCGAACCTTTGGTAGAGGAGATACTTGTCGAAGTCGGCAGCGGGGTCGAGCTGCAACCTGGCCAGCACGGCCAGGATGTACGCCTCGCGGTCGTCCCAGATGTCGATGGTGGCTTCCTCGCAGGCGTCGTAGATCGTGATCATGATGCGTTCTCCTTGTGGATGAGATGGAGCAGTCCGTAGCGGGCGATCAACGCCGCCTCCGCCCGATTGTGCGACTTCACCAACCTGAACTCCGCCATCGGCCACAACTCGGAGGCCAGGTGGCGCGAGGCTGACTTGTCCTTGCCGCGCAGCCCCATCTTCGCCTTCCAGGTGGACGGGGCCACTCGGTGCATCGGCAGGCGGGCCGAGCGCACGGCGGTGATGATCGCTCCGAACGTGAACCCCTGCGAATAGTTCGCCTTCGATCCGTTCTGAGGCATCGCATGGGTTTCCTCCACGAACACCGCGTCGATCGGATCCACCTCATGGGCGAGCATCAGCTCGGCGCACAGGGCGAAGCCGTCCACCTCGCCTTTGGAGACGGGCAGGTCGAACAGGGCGACACCGGCACCGTTCAACGCCGCCATCGCGCCTGTAATACCAGGATCTATGCCTATGACACGCATAGCCACTTCTTATTGCGTCTGATCAGGCTAATCGCTGATGGGCTGACGTTGAATCGGCGAGCAAGTTCGACTCCGCTCGCCGACGACGAGCGGACCTCGCGGACCTGCTCGGCGGTGAGTTTGGCCTGATTGTTGCGCTCGCCGATACCGACAGGTGGTGGAGTCATGCGGCCCTTGGCCTTGGCGTCGGCCATGTTCTCGGCTTGCGTACCGAGCCTCAGGTGGTCGAGTTTCACGCAGGCCGGGTTGTCGCAGAGATGCATGATCACCATGCCGGCAGGGATCGGACCGTTGTGCTGTTCCCAGGTCCAGCGATGTGCTCGGGTCTTGCGTCCCTTGACGCACTTCTCCCCGTAGCCGTGCCAATCGATGTAGCCGGTCCACTCGACGCAGTCGTTCACCGCGCATCCCAGTCCAAGACGGCGTCGAGGGCGTCGACGATCACCTGATTCATCGACCGCCCCGTCTCCCCGGCGATGCGACGGATCTGATCACGCCGCTTCCACGACACCCGCAGCGGGATCAGCACCCGCACCTCTTCCGGATCGGTCAACCCGACAGTCGGCTCCAACTTCATGGTGTCATCGTATCACATCACGACAGGGTTTGACCAGCATGAGAGACTTGGGGCTGTGCCGAAGAACTACTACACCCCGGTCCGCCAAGACCCGGAGAAGATGCGGTACATCGAATGGCTCACCACCCCCCCAAAGGCGAGGGAGCCTGCCACCGAGCAAGAGTTCGCCCGCATGATCGACGTCCACACCAAAACCCTCTACAACTGGAAACAGGACCGAGAGTTCCGCGACGTCTGGCAAGGCGAAACCGACCAGATCATCGGCGACCTCGACCGTAGACAGGCCGTCCTCGACACCCTGTTCGAAGCCGCCCGCGACCCCCGCAACCCAAGACACGTCGCCGCCTCCAAGCTCTACCTCGAAGCCGTCGGCGCCATGACCCCACCCAAACTCGACGTCACCGTCAACCACAAGAACGTCGGCCAACTCACCGACGCCGAACTCGACGGCCTCATCGCTAGGGGCGCCGCCGAACTCAGAGCCGAACGACGCCGCCAAACGCAAGAAGCCGGCGGTGGCGGAGCCGAATAGCGGCTACCAGCCGCGCAACACCCCCGCCGAACGGCGGGCCTTCTTCGACCTGCAGAAGCAACTCGACGAACTACGCGCCCTCATCGCCGGCACCACCACCACCCTCGCCGACCACGAGACCCGCATCACCGCCCTCGAGCCACCGTGACCGACATCCAAACCCCCAACTTGGAAGAACTCGTCCAGGAGAGAGAGTGGCGCAGGGTCGCTCCCAACTGGCGGACAGCGTCCGACGACCAGAAGGTCGAAGCGTTCAAGTACTTCTGCGCCGAGTACTGGTGGATCCGCCACCCCGAACGCGGCCGCATCAAATTCGACCTGTTCGACTCACAAGTCGAAGCGGTCGCCCTGTGGATCCTCGAGCGTTACACCGTCGCGCTGAAGGCCCGCCAGATCGGATTCTCCACCCTCATCTCCACGTTCACGTTCTGGCTCACCTACTTCTACCCCGACCGCGCCATCGTCATGTTGTCCAAGACGGAGCGCGACGCGGTGAAGCTCCTCGACAAGGCCAAGTACGGATCGCGGTTTCTGCCCGACTGGATGAAGTACCGCGGACCAGTCGTCCAGATCAACCAGACCCGGATGACGATGTCGAACGAGTCGTACCTCGAGTCCCTCCCATCGGCTTCCGACCCAGCACGCGGAGAGTCCGTGTACACCGTCGTCGTAGACGAGCTCGGTCTGCTCCCCAACTCGGAGGAGGCGTGGGCGGCCATCGAACCGATCGCCGACGTCGGCGGACGCGTCATCATGCTCGGCACCGCTCACGGCGAAGGCAACCTGTTCCACAAACTCTGGGTCGGCTCCCAGACCGGAGCCAACCGGTTCAAAGGCATCTTCTTCCCCTGGTGGTCCGGCGACCGCGACGACGCCTGGTACGAAACCAAACGCCGCGACCTCCCCGACTGGCAACTCGCCCAAGAATACCCGTCCGACCCCGACGAAGCCTTCCTCCGCTCCGGCCACCCCGTCTTCAACGTCGAAGCGCTCAAAGCGCTACAGCCCGCCATGCCGATCCGCGGCAACCTCGCCTACCAGGCCGGCGACGGCTTCGCGTTCGAACCCCACGAAAACGGGCCGCTGCGGATCTGGGAGGAACCCGCGGCGGCCGGCCGGTACGTCATCGGCGCCGACGTCGCCGAAGGACTCGAGCACGGCGACTACTCCTGCGCCCACGTCGTCGACGCCAAAACGAAACAGGTCGTCGCCACCTTCCACGCCCGCATCGAACCAGACATCTTCGGCTCCGAAATCCTGTTCAACCTGGCCCGCTGGTACAACCAGGCCCTCCTCGGCGTCGAATCCAACAACCATGGCCTCACCACCAACCGTGCCCTGATCCGCATGGGCTACACACCTCTATATAAGAGGAGAAGCCTGACCAAGGCCAGAGGCGTCCAGCCCACCGAGACGCTCGGCTGGCAGACCACCGCCATCTCCAAACCCCTCGCCGTCGACGAACTCAACAAAGCCATCCGCGACGGCGAACTGTTCGTCCTCGACGTCGAAACCCACGCCGAACTCCGCACCTACATCCGTGAGGGCGACGGCAAAATGCACGGAAGTCCCCACGACGACCGGGTCATGGCCCTCGCCATCGCCGTTCAGATGCTGAAGTACGTATGGTTGCGGGAGTACCAGCCGGTACGCGAGCCGCCGCCGGGCACGTTCGGCTACATGGAGAAGCTGTTGTTCGGACGGGCCGCCGAGATGAACAAGCCGAAAGACCGCGATCCGATAGGGATCAACTACGTCCGCCAAGGGAGACACTGATGGCCCACATCGCCAGGTTCCGTGAACAGCGCAAGGTCAACCGCGGCAGATGGGAGCCCCGCTTCACCAAGCAGCGCATCAACCATCGCGGCTCCACCAACTTCACCACCCCCACCCTCACCTCCATCAGCCCGACCACCGCCGTCCACGGCGCCGCCAACGGCACCATCACCGCGACGGGCACCGGGTTCATCTCCGGCATCACCAAGATCACCTACAACCTCGGCGACCAGCCCACCACCTGGGTGTCGGCGACGTCGGTGACAGCACCGGTCACCAACCTCACCGCGATCGCCGGGACGATGTCGGTCAACGTGCGGACCGGCAACAAGTTCTCCACGACCGCCAAGACGTACACCTGGACATGAGACTCAGGTGCCGCTGCGGCAAAGACGCCGAAGACAACCGGACGGAGTGTTTCAACTGCCGGGTGCGTTCGGTTGGCTTCAGCTTCGTTGGCGGCGGTGGCTACACCCGCACCTCCTTCCACGACCGCACGATCTCCGAACGCCGCAACGAGATCCTTGGGGACCGCGTCCTCGGCGTCGATGTTGAGCCTGCTTCGAACTACGGCTGGTAGGTGACCTCTTGAAACTTTCGGAGAAGCTCCAATTTGCGAGGGACGAGATCGACCGCTCGAAGCGGTGGCGGTCCGACAACTACGACGACCTGTGGCACCGGTTGATCGAGCTCTACAGGGGCAAGCAGTACGCCAACTCCTCCTCACAGGACCGTCTCGTCGTCAACCTGGTGTTCGCCACGAAGAACGTCATCGCCCCCGCCGTCGCCATCAACAACCCCCGCTTCGTCGTCAACGCCAACAAACCCGAGAACGCCGCCGGCGCCATCATCGTCGAAGAAGTCCTCAACTACCTGTGGCGCTGCCACCAGGACCAGGACGAGATCCGCCTCGCCGTCGACGACTGGATCGTCTGCGGGCACGGCTGGGTCAAAACCGGCTACCTCACCCTCAAACCCCCCGAGAGCAAACCGGCCGGTGAGCTCGGCACCGGATTCAACGGTGAGGCGATCATGGACTCCGGCGACAACGAAGGCGTCGACGACCGCGAACCCATCCCCGGCAACGCCGAAACCGAACTCACCTCCACCGACCAGGACCGTCCGTACGTCGAACGGATCTCGCCGTTCGACATGTTCTGCGACCCCGACGCGA